TGAAGAAACTCGCCGATGACATTGGCGCAGCCGCCACGGCCGCGGGCGAACAGTCCGCCGCGGAACTCGTTGCCAACGCTCAGCAGCAGCTGCAGCGACTCCAGGCCACGGCGCGAACCGGCAAGGGCCTCGTCGATAGCCGTCAGTTGATTGCCGACTTCACTGACGACCTGGATTCTAGGACCGACGGCCGGAAAGGCTTGCAGGTCGGTCTGCCTGATTTCGACGCCCTGACCTGCGGCCTCGAGGCTGGCGACCTTGTCGTGATAGCTGCCAGGCCCGGCATGGGCAAGACCGCTCTGCTGGTGTCAATCGCCAGCACGGTCAGCAGCACCACCCCGACGGCAGTGTTCAGCGCGGAGATGCCATCGCATCAACTCATGCGCCGATGCGTTGCTCTCCACGCGCGGATTCCGCAGGGCGCATTGCGGCGACCCGAGAAGCTTGCAGACGAAGACTGGGCAAGGATCTCAACCGCAGCCGGATCGATCGCGCAACGCCGACTATGGGTCGATGACACCGGCAATCCAACGCTAACGCATATTCGCGCCGAAACACTGGCGCTCAATTCGCGAACGCCGCTCGGCTTGATATTGATCGATTACGTGCAACTGGTGCGCGGACTCGGAAAGAACAGATACGAGGAATTAAGGGAAGTTTCATACGGCCTCAAGGCGCTGGCCAAAGAACTCGGCTTGCCCATCATCGTACTGGCGCAGTTGAACCGCGGCGTCGAGTCGCGCGACTCCAAACGGCCGAATGCATCCGACCTGCGAGACTCAGGCGCGATCGAGGAAGCCGCCGACATCGTCGGACTGCTGTACTCGGAAAGCTACTACGACCCGTCGTTCCCAATGCCCTACGTTCTCGAATGTCAGGTGGCCAAGAATCGCAACGGCGAGCGCGGCCAATGTCTGTGGCGCTTCGACGGCGCCTATTCGCTGATTGAACCGCTGGAATCCGGCCCTGCACTGAACTACCGAAGGTTGCTCTCTGAGCGATCCAGGGCATCAGGCCGCAACAATGATCTGTGACCCCAACACTGGAGCATCGATGACAGCACTCGAGCAAATCCACCACGAACAGCAGCCGGCACCACTGCATTACTGGGAGGTGGTTGCAGAATCACCAGGTGTACAGCAGCACCGTTGTGTCTATTGCCGCGCGTCGCGTCGCACAGTGCGATCTGAAGGCGTCATGGTAGTCACGTACCTGAAGCTGGGCCGCGCGTCAGACAACGCGCCACCATGCTTTGGTCGACGCTGATGCCCCATCGCATGAATCGATCGCCCCGCAATGGTTCTGCGAAGCGAGCCACTACGGCGCGAAACAGCATAGCCAGGCCGGGGGTGCCGAAAACCCTAGACGTTCCCCTTACTAGTCGACGTGCTCTTTAAAACACGCATCCGCATTACCAACTTTATGAGCTAAAACATGCCAAGACCACGTAAACCCACTGCAACCCTCGAACTTGTGGGGGCGTTTCGCAAGGACCCGAAGCGCCGACGCGTTGAACCCAAGACCAAAGGGCCAATTGGCGATCCGCCGCCGTCTTTGCCGATCGAGCTGCACGCGATTTGGTACGAATTGGCAGACGCGGCTCCGCTCGGCATCCTGACCCATGCAGATCGGCCGTTCCTGGCAAGTTTTTGCCGTTGGCAGAATCGCGAACGAACCGCCGAAAAGTGGACCGCTGCTGATGCGGCCGCGCTGTGCTGGTTTTACGTGCGGGCCGGTATGACGCCGGCAGATCGGAGCCGCGTGCAAGCTACGGCGACAAAGACCGACAACCCTTTCGCGAAGTTCGCCAAGAAAGCCGAATCAGCGAGGAAGCCGCATTGAATCGTGGTCGCATTCTGCTCGAGGCCCAGCGCAGGGGTGGCAAGCCGCTCGGGGCGCCGCCTGGCCATCTCGGTCACGATCAGTTGCAGGCCTGGGCTGACATCGTCCGGGAGTGTCACGACGTGCTTCGCCAGAGCGATCGCATATGGGTCGAAATGGCGGCGATGATGCTCGCGCACTGGCGCGACGGCAGCGATCGCACAATGGAGCGGCTGCGAATGAACTACAGGGCGTTCGGCAAATTGCTGATGCCGATGCCCGCGCGGCGACGCCTGATGTTCGGCTACCGGCACTGAATGATCGATCGGCTGCAATTTCTGATGGACGAGGCCTTGAAACGGGCCCGTTCTGCTGATCTCGAGCAAGCGTGCGCGGGCGCGGCTGCATTCGAGATCGGTAGAAGGTTGCGTCACGCGGCCGCACGTGATCCGAGGATCGCTACCGCGGCGGCCGATGCGCTCGCAATCGTTTGGCTGCTCGGCGCCGTCGACGACGTACCGGCGCGTGATCCGGACACGAAACAAAAGATCAGCAATGCAGCCCTGATTGACGCGCTGAATTCCACCCGATCTGATGCGGCCGCGGCGCGAAAGCTTCGCTGCTCTCGCAAAACTATTTACCGCCGCAAGCGATTGTTGGGACATTCGGCCTAGATGTCCCACTTACCTGTGAGAACGTGGGCTCATGGATTCTTATGTTGATGCAGGATCTGCTTCAACGATCACAGGCCACCAAACGAGCAAACACCAAATGACTGAACGAAATATCGCCCAACACGTCGCGGAAATTCTCGCCCGCACCGGGATAGGTAAACAAATCGCCGACGAGAATGAAGCGAACCGCTCCGCACAGCATGCCGCTCTGCGAGCCCGCAAGGCCGCGGCGATTTCGCTGTTTCAAAAACAGAAGCCGGCGGCAGATGCCTTGGTGGCCGCCGCCGACACGAAAGCCGAGAACGCCCGCAAACTCGCTGACGCGGCGCTGCAGGAATATATTTCTGCGCGGACAAAGCTTGAGGCGGTCTACGGCACATTGACCGGGACTGTCGATCCGATCGACAAGGAAATGCGGACCTGCTACGACCCGGCAATCGACGCCTTTAAGGTCGCTCTCGAGACGCTCAAAAGCGAGTGCGCCAATCTATTTCGCCTAGCGGAAGACAGACAATCCGACAACAGCGCTGCTGTCAACGCTCGGGTTCGCGCGCTCATGGAAGCGCGCGATGCGGCCGACCGCTTGAAAATTGATCCCAACGTTGACGACGTCCCGGCCGCGCTCTCCGCCATCTCAGCTACCATTCCGAAGGCCTAACTCATGAACAACAATCTCAAAACGTGGCGCGAAGCGAAGAACGAATACGCCCGTTTGGCTCGAAATCTCCTCGATCAGAACCCCGGCCGACGTTTCACCGCCGCCAAGCAGACCGAGTACGACGGCTACATAGCCTCGATTGAGCGGCTCAATACGCAGATTACCGCTGCAGAGCGAGCGCTTGAAGGTCGAGCTGACGAAACAGTGCAGGACGCAATTGATGCGGTGTACCGCTGGGGGCGCGCGCCTCGCGACGAACTTACCGACACATTCCTCCGCAAGGGAATTGATGGGTTCACCGACGATCAGCGGCTAGCGATTCGCAACACGATGAGCACGACCACCGGCTCACAGGGCGGTTTCTCGGTTCCGACGCTCGTCGCCAACAGGTTCGCGGACATTTTGAAAGACTACTCATCGGTGCGCCGAACTTCCGAGGTAATCACAACTGAAACGGGCGGCCCATTTGGCTGGCCGATCGCAGATGGATCTGCGGAAACCGCCGAGCTGGTCGCAGAAAACACGACAGCGACCGGGCTCGATCCTTCGTTCGCAACCGTTCCGTTGGTTACTTGGAAATACAGCTCTAAGACCATCGCCGTACCTTTCGAACTGATGCAGGATTCATCCCTGGACATCGAAACTTACGTACTGGACCGGTTCGCAGCACGCATCGGCCGACTGCAAAACACGCACTTCACAGTGGGCACCGGCACAGGGCAGCCGACTGGATTTAGCGCTGCGGCTGCGGTTGGAAAAACGGGAACCACCGGCCAGACTCTGACGGTAATTCACGATGACCTAATTGACCTGACAGGTGCAGTCGATCCCGCATATCGGGCGAAAGGCGCGGTGTTTATGACGTCCGACGCAGGCCGCAAAGTCTTGCTCAAGCTCAAAGATTCTCAGGCTCGGCCGCTCTACCTTCCGAACGCACTCGGCGAACCCGAGTCGGTGATGGGCTACGAATTGGTAACCAACAATGACGTCGCGGTCCCAGCAGCGAATGCCAGAAGCTTGTTCTTCGGCTCTTGGCGCGTCGGCTATAAGGTGCGCGACAGCCTGCAAGTGAAGCTGTTCAGATTCGACGACTCCGCATACGCGAAACTCGGCCAGGTAGGCTTCCTAGCCTTCGCGCGAAGCGGCGGCAATCTCGCCGACTCGACGGCCGTCAAAGCGTATGTGAACTCGGCGACGTGAGCCACGCCGGTTACAGGGTTTGTGATGAGGAGATCGCAAGGGCGGTTAGTCGTTCACCGTCGCGGGGCAAAACGACTGCCGGCGCGCTCGATCGCGAGCGGTGGCCGGCAATTTTCGGCTACTGCGCGCTGAAAATGAGCGCGCTTCCAGTCTTTGAGTGTCTTCGGCATGGGGCCTGGCTAAGCAAGGAATGAACTAAATGGCTAACACAATCGGCTCACTCGTCATCGATCTGGTTGCGAACACGGCCGCCTTTTCGACTGAGCTAAGCAAGGCGACAAGGACAGTCGAAGAAACCGTCTCGAAGATGAAATCTATCTTTGGCGGCTTGGCTGGCATTTTTTCCCTCACAGGAATAGCTGAACTCACGAAAAGCACGCTTGAGTTCGGCGAACAACTCGCCTTGTCCGCGGTCAAGACGGGCAACAGCGCGCAGGCTATAAGCGAACTCGCCTTTGCTGCGCGTCAGGTCAATATCGATCTGCCCGAACTCACGTCTGGCTTCGAGAAGATGGAAAAGGCGATTTCAACCGCAGGCACGGGCAACAAGGCCGCAGTCGAGGCATTCAACGCGCTCGGCATTTCGTTTGAACAGATCCAGAAACTCTCTCCCGATCAGCAGTTCGAGGAAATAGCGAACCAGATCAGCAAGCTCTCTGACCCCACAGACCGGGCGCGCGCGTCGATCGCGATATTCGGCAAGGCCGGCGCAGAACTTCTCCCGCTGTTCGAGCAAGGCGCGGAAGGCATTGAAAAGGCCAGACAGAAAGCAATCGACTTCGGCGCATCACTTGACGCAGATCAGCTTAAAAAACTGGATGATGCGAACAAGGCGGTAAGAGACCTCGGCGAATCGTTCAAGGCCCTGGCTACGACGCTCGTTTCTAAGGTCGCACCCGGCATTGCGGGCTTCTTCGATTCGATCACGAATGCCGTTACCGGCAATAAGGCCGCGCTGCTCACGAAGCAGATTGCGGATATGCAGGAACGCCTGGACTACATCCGCGAATCGCCGGGCGGCGGCGGACCAATTGCAAACCAACTATCTGCTGAAATCGCCAAGGCGCAGATCGCGCTCGATGGCGTGAAGCTCGCGAAGCAAATAAGCGACGGTTTGGCGACCGGTAATGCGCTGCCAGATAACAAGGCTCCTGGCTACCAACAGACAGTCATCGAGCCAATCGACATTACCGCCAGCAAACTCGCGGTCACTGGGATGGAGAAGTTTTACCAGGAATTGGACGACGCCACGAAGACCGGCGCAGAGAAGCTGATCGACGACACGATCGCGTTTCAGACCAAGCTCGAAACTCTCTACGACGATAAGAAAATCACTGCCGGATTGTTCGCGCAGCGTGAATCGTCTGCATCGGACGCCGCTGATCTAGCTAGCCTACTGGCGACAAACCAAGTGCAAATCGCGCAGAGCATCAAGCAATCGGCTGATGATATGAAGGAATCCTTCAAATCAGTGTCAGATAAATCGAAACTCTTGACCGAGAACATGAGGGCGGATTTTGAGGCAACAGCGAACAACGCCAAAAACACAGCGCAAGGCATTCAGGGCGCCTTCGAAACATTCCTCATTAACCCATTCGACGGCGGACTCAAGAAAATGCTGGCGTCGTGGGGGCAATTGCTCGAACAGATGGCCGCTAAAGCTGCCGCACAGCAGATTTTCAAGTCCTTGTTTCCAGATTCGGGCGGCCTGGGTTCTATCTTCCAAAGTTTCCTGTCAGGCGGCAGCAGTGGCGG